GCGGAAACCAGCCACGAGCCCGCATTACTGAACGCGCCCTTGATCTTCCCCCCAATGCCATTGACCGTGTTCGCCACACTGTCGACACCATTCTTGACGGCACCGGTGATACCATTCCAAGCATTGGACGCCAATCCCTTGACCGCATTCCATAAACCCGACCAGACGGTATTGATAGTGTTCGAAACAGTCGAGATGACACCGGAAATGGCGTTCACACCAGCCGAAACCACCGATTTAATACCATTCCATACGGTCGAGACGAGATTACCGATACCAGCCCATACGCCATCCCAATTGCCTTGCAACACTGCCATCACGGTAGTGATGATCGCGTTGATGACGTTCATTACCGTACTGATGACCGTTTGAATGTACGGGAATACCGCGTCGATGACACCTTGAATGGAAGCGCCCCACGATTGGAACAATGCTTGGAGTACCGGCAGTGCGGTTTGGAACAGTGCGGCCATGTTATTGATGACAGGCGTGATCGAGGTCATGATGGTCGCACCGACCTCGGTGAGTTTCGCGACCAGTGAACCCAATACGGGCGTGAACGTTTGGAACGCGGCATTCAATACCGGCATGATAGCCGTGCCCAGATTCTGGCAGGCTTGCATGAACGGTTTCAAAGCGGGTAATAGTTGACTGGTGACCACTTGGCCGACAGGCGCGAAAGAGGCTTGGAACACGCTACCCACTTGTTGCAGAACCGGCGTGATCGATCCCATCATGCCGGTGAACGCTTGAGGTAAACCGCTGATACCTTCGGCGAGCATGCTCATCCCCTGTGTTAAGGGGCCTTTGACCGAGTCCAATATTTGCACGCCCACGTTGACGACGGAAGCTTCCAGGTTACCCATCGCACCTTCGATGGTTTGGGTGCTCGTGGCTGCTTCCTTGGCCGCGTCGGTCATACCCAAATCCATGATGGCCTTATTGAATTCCTCGGCTGATATTTCACCTTTGGCCATCGCATCACGGAAGTCACCCGTGTACGCGCCGTTTTTGAGCATGGCTTCCTGTAGTTTGCCGGAAGCGCCCGGGATGGCGTCAGCCAACTGGTTCCAGTTTTCGGTGGTGAGTTTGCCTGCACCGGCTGTCTGGGTGAGTACCATGCCTACTGAACGGAATGTGTCCGCGTTGCCACCGGAGACAGCGTTCAGGTTACCGGCGGCTTCGGCTAGGTTCGCGTAATTGTTTACACCGTTCGCTGCTAACTGTGCGGTCGTGTTACGAATGTCAGCTAAATCGTATACTGTTTGGTCCGCGTATTTTTGCGTACTGGCGGTAAGCTGGTTGATAGTGCTTGTGTCTAGGCCGGCGAAGCTTAGTGTGCTAGTGAATTTTTGTGCGCTGTCGGAGGCTTCGGTGATGTCGCTGCTGAGGTTGCCGATTGCGTTTACTGCCATGTTGATGCCGGTGGATACGAGGCCGCTCATGGTGCCGGCGATGGTGGCGAATTTACTGGTATTGTTGGAGGCTTTGGTGGAAGATTTGTTGATTTCTTCCATGTTTTCGCTGGCTTGGCGGGCTGATTGTTCGATTTGTCGGCTACCGTTTTGGATGGTTTTGACTCCGTTTTCCCAGTCACTGGTGTTGATTTCCGCGTCGAGTGTAAGTGTGGAGTCAGCCATTTGTTAGTCCTTTCCGAGTTTGTTTATGATGCGACTGATTTTTTGGTCTCCGTGTTTGGTGAATGCGGCGGTTAGGCATTCGAAGGTTAATTGGTATTGTTCGGCTAGTCGGGTTTGGTGGAGGTGGCGGCCTTCTTTGATGAGGGCGAGTAGTAGGTCTGGTGTTATGTGGTTTTCTAGTGTGTCGCGGATGGCCTCCCACCCGTAGAGGTCGCCGAGTTCAGCGAGGATGCGGATGCTGGGTGGGGTGTGTTGTTTTGTTTCTTGTTGTTTGTATGTTTGCATCCGCTGTTTTTCGGCGGGGGTGAGGAGGCTATCCCATGAGCGCATGTTGTGTGTCAGCCTTTGATGTTGAGGGTGAGGTTTTCGGCCATGAGTTTGCAGAGGGCGGTCATGGCTTGCATGTAGGCGAGGTCGCTGCGTTGTTTGGTTTGTTGCATCCATTCGTGGAAGGCGTTGTTTGGTTCCATGAGGTTGGCGACGAGTGGGAAGATGGTTTCTTCTGCGGTTTCTAATGTGTCTTTGGTCATTCGGCCGGTGGAGAGTTTGTCGAGGGCTTCGGCGTTGTCGAGGATGGTGAGCATGTCTTTAGAGCCGAGTGGTCGCATGGTGTAGATGATACCGTCGAGTTTGACGGTGAGGTTACGGAAGCTTTTGCGAGTGTCGATATCGAGGATTGGTGTAACCATTGTTTGGACTCCAGTTAATAATGTTGTATCATGGTGATTGGTTCCTTGTTTGAGAGACCATGTGATTCAGCGTTCGTCGTGTTCTTTGCCTTTCTTTCGCGACGGACGCTTTTTTTGTTTCTGTCAGACTGTTTCGTCAGTGTTACTGTCGGCTTGTGCGGCTGTTATGGTGAGGTTGACATTGGATGTCGCGTTTCCGGATTTGAAGGTTAGAGTTCCGGTACCGGGGTTTTTCAGGGTGATGTTCCATGTGCCGTCGCCGTTGTCCTTGGTTTCGGCCAAGCCTTGCTGGGAGAGTTCGGTGGTGATGTCTCCGGCTGCTCCGTCCGGGAGGATGGCGAGTTTGATTTTCATTGTGTCGTTGACTTTGCCGGTGATGGAGGTTGGCGTGGCTTTTAGTTCAGTGATTGGGTGTTCTGTTGTTTTGATTGAACCGGTGGTTTCGTCGTAGTAGGCTGGCGTGTCGAGGTTGAGTTCGCCCATGACTACTGCGCCTTCGGGGCTGGTGGTCATGGTGCCGGAGAGGGTGACGACGAAGGGGTCGCTGAGGCTGATTTTGAATTCGCCTCCGGCGCTGATGAGGGCTTGTGGGATGCGGAAGTCTTGTGCGCTGGAGTGTCCGTCGCAGACGTTGTGGATGATGATGTCGCGTGGCGTGTTGCTGATGCATTCGTTGCCGCCGAATCGGACTTGGCCGGTTTCGTTCATGGTGCCGTTGAGGGCTCGTTTGAATTTGGCGTTGTGGTAGAGTTCGGGGAATAGCATGCCGAGGAAGCGGACGCTTGGGCAGATGATGTTGATTTCGAAGCTCATTTCGTCGTAGCTGCCGTTGGGGACTTTGATGGTGCCTGATTGGCTGGCGATTTCGGTGGTGCTTGGGGTGAGGGTGATGGTGCCGACTTCGTCTTGGATGTAGTCGGGTGGGATGATCATGTCGTCGATGTAGACGGTTTTTTTGCCGATGAGTGGGTATGATGCCATTTTTTTTCCTTTCGGTTGGCGTGCCTGTTTTGACTGTGGTGTATTATGCCGTTTTTATTTTACAGTGTTGTGGGGTTGAGTTTGTAGTCGATTTGGAAGCGGATGCTTTTGACCCAGTGGCCTTCGTGGTCGATGGCGTCGAGGTCTATTGCGGTGGCTGGGTGTGTGCGGATTGATTCGTAGGTGATGTCGGTGATTGGTTGGCATGTGAGTTGGCAGTAGTGGGGGAGTGTGTTGTTGATGAGGTTGAGGAGTCGTAGCATGAGGCGTCCTTGGGTGAGGACGTCGTTGTGGCGGCTGCTGATGGTGATTTGGTCGGTGTAGAGGTCGCCGTTGATGTCGATGGTGTTGGCGTTGACCCAGATGCCTTCTTGGTTGGTGATGGTGCCGGTGTCGAGGATGGGGCTGGTGCCGAAGAAGAGGTTTTGGCCGTAGGTGCCGTATCCTTCGTTTTGGAGGGTCATGCATACTGCTAGGTCTATCATGTGGTGTCCTTACATGTTGAAGTAGGTTTTGGTGCGGGTGGTTGCGGTGTGTGCGGCTCGTTCGAGGTAGCGGATGGTGTTGGGGTGGAGTCGGTTGGTGTGTTCGCGGAGGCGTGCGTATGGTATTCGACTGTTGCCGAAGGTGATTTGCCAGTGGTTGTTTCCGACTTGTTGGAAGCGGCCGCTGTTGCGTAGTGCGCCGGTTTTGACTGGTGCGTTTTGGCGGGCCATGCGTAGGATGTCGGTCATCATTCGTGTGCCGCCTTTGTTGAGTTGTTGGGTGGAGAGTTTACGGGTCCATGTGGTGGATAGTTTGAGTTGGTAGCTCATAGGCTGTTTCTTCCGTAGGGGTTGCCGGTGAGGGTGATGAACATGGTTTTGCCGGTGTTCATGTCGTCGCCTCGGCTGGCTTTGGTGATTTGGTAGGTGCGTCCGTTGTCGAGTCGGAGGATGAGGTCGGGCCATGCTTCCATGTCTTCGCGGAGGTTTTCGGGGAGGTTGTCGGGTTGGGTGTGGAAACGGCGGGTGGTGATACGGCTCGCGTATTCGGTGGGTTGGTCGCTTTCGGTGGAGTGTTTGATGATCACTTTGATGTCGGCGAGTTTGATGTTGTCGAGGCCGGGTGCCGTGTATTTCCAGAGGGTAGCTGACTGGGTTTGGTTGGGGAATAGTTTGAATGGGTCACATTGCGGTTCCATACGTGTAGTCTCCTCCTAGGTAGTCTTGTGTGTTGAGCCACCATGGCAGTTCTTGGTGGGGGGTTGGCATGTCGAGGGTTCCTCCCGTGTCTGGGTTGGTTGGGCAAAGGTTCCAGGAGGATATTAGCGCCTTGTATGGGGTGATGGCGCGTTCGAGCGTGGTTTGCGTACTGGTGGCGTAGGAGACGCTTACGTCTTCGATTTTCTTTGAGGTGATGCTGTCGGACCGGTCTGCCATCGACTGGTCGGCTTGGATGATGGCCGTGAGGATGGTGGCGAGTGGTGCCGGGAGTTTTTTGAATCCGTGTTGGCCGCTGATGATGATTTTTGTGCCGGCTGGATATTCGCGGGTGAGGGTCAGGGTTTTCGTGTATGTGGTGGATGGCGTTAGTCCGTCGTTCTTGTCGTAGGTGGTTTTATAGTTGACGGGAGTGTCGTTCGTTGTTTTGGCTGACCGTATTTCTGAATACCATGATGGTATGTGGACGTGTTTGCCGTCTTGGCTGACGGTGCCTGTCATGTCGGTGGTGGATTGTTCGAGATCGTTCATGCAGATCAAGTCGGAGAGGGTGGCGAGTGCGGCGTCTTTCCATGTGTCGTATGCGGTGTCGCCGACTTTGTCGCGTATGGTGTCGTCGATTATCATTTTTCCTCCGTGGTATATGAATAGGTCCTACCGTTAATTGTAACGATAGGACCTAGCTGATATTGGTTGGCTGTCAGACTGATGCTTCCATTAGTCCCGCGGCGATCAGGGCTTTCACTACGTCTGAGACCGTGCCGGTCTCCGGGTTGACGTTGGCGGCTTTGGTGATGGTGGCGGCCGGTCCAGCCGGACCAGCGGGGCCAGTCGGACCGACGTCACCCTTAGGACCAGCGGGGCCAGTCGGGCCGACGTCACCCTTAGGACCAGCGGGGCCAGTCGGGCCGACGTCACCCTTAGGACCAGCGGGGCCAGTCGGACCGACGTCACCCTTAGGACCAGCGGGGCCCTGGCCAAAAGCCACCGGCTGCCCTTCCTCGTCCACGAAGTTGATGACCTTGACCGTGTTCAGATTATCTTCCGGCAGCGCCTTGCCACCGATTCGAGAATACATTTCAGAGTTCATTATCAGGCCTTCGGATTGATGACCACTGCGGACTTTTCAGCATCCAAACCGCCACCAGCGTAAATTTCCTGGAGGTATTCGTTGGTGTTGGTCTGCAATGCGAAGTTCGTGAACGATTCGACGGAAGTGTCGCCGACGAGCGCATAGTGGGAAGCGCTCATGACGACACCGGCGACCTTCTTGTCGTCTTCCGCAGTCCACCATTCCGGGGTGATGATCTGGGAGACGCCGAGAGCGCGGGCGAGGGTGTCGTCACCGCCGAGGGCGATGTACGTGTTGCCGTTCGCGTTGGCGCTCATGAGGAGGTCGGCTACCGTGTCCGCGTTGCAGACGAGGACCTTGTTGCCCTGTGCGCGGACCATGTGGGAAGCCTTCACGAAGCCCATGAGCGGCGTGTCCTCGGTCAGTGTGTAGGAGAGGGCGAACTTATTGCCGGCCCATTCGGAGGACTTGTCGGCCGCGTCGACGGTGATGGAACGGAAGTGTGCCATGTCCTCATAGCCGCCGAGCACGACCTGACGTTCGATGGTCTGGATGATGTAGTTCGGCAGTTCGGAGAGGATGTAGCGGAGGAGTGCGCCCGGCTTCTGCGTACGACGGATATCACCCTTGTTCAGGGTGATGTACTTATACGTGTAGTCGGCGGTCAGTTCACGCTTCACGAAGGACGGGGTCTGTTCCTTCTTCTTGGTGCCGTAGGAGGCGACCGGGTAGCCGTGTGCGCGGGTCGCGTCGGACAGGCCGAGGACGTTACCGCCGATGGTGAGACGGTCCATGCCGGTCTTACGGAACAGGTTCCACAGGCCGCTGCCGCGCGTGTTCAACGCGTCGCTGATGGTGGTGATGGCTTCGGTCGGGATGAACTTGTCCACGTCGTTTGCGCCTACACCGAAGGATGCGGTGTCGGCCATGTTACGGGACACGGTGTCGGCCCATTCCTTGTGGAATGCTTCCACGCCCTTGTTGTCGTTGTCGATGAGGGTGCGTTCGAACGCGGCCATGGCGTCCGGGGAGTCAAGCCACGTTTCACGGGAGTGGGAGAAGGAAGCGACACCGGACTGCTTGGCGGCACGGTTGCTCTTGTTGATGATGACGAGCGGTCGCTTGTTGGCGGACTGGACGGGTTCTTCCGGGGCAGTGTTCACTGTGGTGTCTCCTTCGTTGGCGGAGGTCTGGTCGTCGACTGCTTCGGTGATGTCGTCGACGGCGTTCTGCATGATATCGGTGATGGACGAGGTCAGGTTAGCGGCTTCGTCCGGGGTGAGTTTGAACTCGGCGACGGTACGTGCCAGCTTGTTCATGAGGTCAGGATGCATGGTGTCTCCATTTCGGTTGTTGATTGAGGTGAAGGCGGCTCGTGGGTCGGCTCCACGGTAGACGACGCTGATTTCGACCAGTTCGCCGTTGTGGATGATGCCGTCGTTGCCGGGCTGTTTGGTGAATTCAACGGTGATGCTGAAACTGTTGGTCAGGCATCCGTCGGCTGCTAGCTGGCGGACACGTTCCCCGTTGTCGACTTCGCTGAGTCTCGCTTCGGCCATGAGTCCGTCGCTGGTCGTCCACAGGCGGGTGATGGTGCCGGCTTGTGCTTCGACGCTTGGGATGTGGTCGATGAGGAGGGGGAGCGAAAGCTGGTCGGATTCGTCGAGTCCGGACACGAGTTTCAGGGTCCCGTCGATGAGTGGGGCTTTGAGCGTGTCGAGGTCCACGGTGAGTCCGCCGCACATTACCTTGCCGGAGTTGGCGAGGAATGTGAGGGTCCGGCCTTCGGTTTCAGCGGCACCGCCGTGAGTTAGACTCTTTCGAATCTTCATACGATCCTTCCGGATTAGACAGTGGTGCTCGTCAGTGACACCAGTGGTTGATGTTTCTGACGAGCACTATAATATCACGATGCTAGATGCAGTGGCTTAGTCTTCCGCCACTTCATAGTCTTCGTAGCAGCGGCATCGTGGGTGACCGTTTGGCGTGGCCATGGTTTCGAAGCTGTTGGTGTAGGAGTGGTCGCCGATGTTGACGACCGCGTCCTTTTCCATGTA